AATGGAATGGTGAAGAACAATTGGCGCTGGGCCCGGCTGGTACCTACAACACCATCCTGGCTGACCAGTTCAAACAGGCTTTCCGCGCGCTGGCGAACGAAGTGGATGCAGACCTCGCCGCGCTGTACCTCAACTCCTCCCGCGCTGTTGGCGCGCCGAAGAATACCCCGTTCAGCATCAAAGACGATCTGACAGATGCTGCGTTGGCGCGTCAAATCCTGACCGATAACGGTGCGCCGACTACCGATTTGCGTATGGTGCTGGGTGGCGAAGCGATGGCATCCATCCGTGGTAAACAGGCTGTCCTCTTCAAAGCTAACGAAGCGGGAACCGACCAGCTGCTGCGTGAAGGTGTTATCGGTCGCATCATGGGCTTCAACCTCCACGAATCCTTCAGCATCAAGCGTACCGCGAAAAGCGCTGCTGCTGGCTATAAGGTCAATGGCGCGAAGAAAGAGGGCGATATCATCATCGCTATCTCTGTCGGTACCGGCGGTATCGCTGCAGGTACTGCGGTGAAGTTCGCCGGTGATGACAATCAGTATCTGGTCGTTGCGGCTACGTCTTCCACTATCACTATTAGCGCGCCTGGCCTCCGTCAGGATCTGGCAGATCAGGCTGATGTCACCGTGTTGAGCGAATTCGTACCGAACATGGCGTTTGACCGCGGGGCATTCCTGCTGGCCAGCCGTACCCCGGCGATGCCTGAAGGTGGCGATACTGCTGATGACGTCATGAATGTGACCGACCCGGTATCTGGCATCACTTTCCAGGTGGCGCTGTACCGCCAGTACCGTCAGGTGCGTTATGAAGTGGGGCTGGCATGGGGTGTGGCTGCTGTGGCGCCACGTCATTCCGCCATCATCATGGGTTAACCCAGGGGGCTTCGGCCCCTTTGTTTTTCAGGAGGCCCAATGGCCGGATTAACCAAAGAGCAGCGCTCTCAGCGTGAAGCGGAAAAGCTTGCAGCTCAGCAGGGTATTGAGCTGGTGGTCATGGTACGTGACACCCCAGAGTTCCCCGGCGGCCCGCTGCGCGCAGATGTTCATCATGATGAAGTGGATAACTGGCTGGCGCTGGACTGGCGTCTGGAGGAATAAACATGCTGGTTGCCGATCCCCACTCTCCAGACTTCAACAGCTACGCCAGCGTGTCCGACCTGCGGGTCTTTGCCGCCGCGCGCGGATACACCATACCTGCCGAAGATGGCGAGTGCAGCCAGATGCTGATGCAGGCGATGGACTTTCTGGAAGGAAGGTCCTGGCGTGGCCAGCGCTCCAGCGCATCTCAGCCTCTATCCTGGCCGCGCTCCGGCGTACGCTTCGATGGTGTGGACCTGCCGGATGATGCTATTCCACAGCGCCTGATTGATGCCCAATGCCGCCTGGCTATTGAGTCTCAGGAGATTGACCTCACGCCGTCGGTCTCCGGTGGCGGCGCGGTCATAGCTGAGAGCGTGCAGGGGGCCGTCTCTGTGCAGTACGAGCCGGGAACGAATAAGGCCACTCCATCATTCCACTGGTTCTATTCCTCGCTGCGTGGGTTTGTGGTGGGGGGCAACCAGGTCCGGATCGAAAGGGGGTAGGATGGCAATCGACTATCGCCGCATGCGCGCCACGGCAACGCGGCTGCTGACGGAGAACGGCAAAGCCTACCAACTGACTCGCGGAGGTACTACTACCCGCGATCAGTACGGGAAAGAAGTTGTTATCCCTGCTGTTACTGCCACTGTAACAGGCGTGATCACAGAGTATTCTGCTCGCGAAATCGACGGTTCTCTGATTGCTACTGGCGATAAGAAACTGGCAGCCACGTTTGAAACCGAAGTGCGCATTGGCGACCTTATCGATATCGACGGAAAGAAGTGGCGTGTGGTACAGCCGAATCCGGTTAAGCCGGCAGACGTGCTGATCTCCTACAACATCCAGCTTAGGACTTGATTATGACCAGTTCTGCAAATCAGCCGTTCCTGGCAGCCATTCAGTTGTTCGTAGATGGTTCTAAGCAGGAGATTGAGGAGGCGGTCCGCCGGACGGGTATCAAAATCCTCGGGCGGTTGGTGGACATGTCACCTGTCGGGCAGCCAGAAATCTGGCAGGTTAACCAGACGGCATCAGCCTATAACACCGCGGTGCGAGAGCATAACGCGGCGCTACGTGATGATCCGGCCAACCTTACAAAAGCAGGGCGGCTCAGGCGAGGCCTGCGTATCAACGATTCGATGGACATCAAAAAGCCAGAGGGTTATGTCGGGGGGGCGATTCAAAAATAACTGGTATGTGGGGCTCGACAGCCAGCCCACAGAGACGAACGATATCCCAGATGCTTCCGGGCAGGGTTCCAACTCCCGCGGGTTGGCGGTGCTCGAAGTGTTCCGGGTGGGGCAGGTGAACTCGATTTACTTTACCAATAACCTGCCATATGCCCAGGCGCTGGAGAATGGTCATTCGAATCAGGCGCCCGGCGGCATGGTCGGGCTGACCGCACTGGATGCTGCGCAATATTTCCGAGAGGCAATGAGCGAGGTACGCAATGGTCGGTGATCAGTCCATGCGAATAGCTGACCTGCTGGAGAGCCGGGTAGCCATAATCTCGGCCTCTCTCGGCTTGCCGATCGCCTGGCCGAATATCGTATTCGATCCACCGGATGCGCCATTCGCCCGTGTTTATGTTTTACCTGCACAAACTGTAGGTCAGGACATCGAAGGTCTGATGCGTACCTATCAGGGGATATTGCAGGTAAACATCATTACTCCCGCAGGCTCAGGCGTGAGCCATGCGAGAGGGCTGGCCCAGTCGGTGGCAGATGCATTCCCTGAAGGACTGCCGCTGGTGGACGGTGAACTGACGGTTTACATCAACGGGCCGCCGCAGGTGAGACAACCCATCCAGGACCGGCCAACCTCGGCGCCCAACGGGTCCAGTGGCTCCATAACCTACACCATTCCCGTCAGCATGCAGTACCGCGCTGACTACTGACCCGCCAGATGGCGGGTTTTTTATTACCTAAATTCAGGAGAGTGCTATGGCATTCGCAATCCCTAACGGGTCGCGTGTTAACGTGGCCAAGGCGTATCTTGCGCCGATTGTCTTCACTGCGGCATCCAATGCGACGGAATGCGAACTGACCGTTGCCTCTGCGGCTGGCATCCTCGCGGGCGATGTTGTTCAGGTTAATTCAGGATGGCTGAAGCTTGACAACATGGTGGTGCGTGTCAAGTCAGTAACCGGTACGAAAATCGTGCTGGAAGCGTTTGATACCACCGATACCAAGAAATTCCCGGCGGGCACCGGTGCAGGCACGCTGCGCAAAATCGACTCGTGGATCACCATGCCGCAGGTCATGACGCTGTCCACTGAAGGCGGCGATCAGCAGACTATCAGTGTCCAGTTCCTGGAAGATGATAAGGCCCGTACCATCCCGACTTTCAAAAACGCGGTGGTGCAGGTCTACACCTTCGCGCATGACCCGCAGTTAGCTATCTACAAACGTCTGATTGATCTGGACGACTCTAGTGATACTACAGCGGTCTGGTTCCACAACCCGCGCGGCAAAGCCGATCGTTATTACTCTGCGAAGGTATCCTTCCAGCGCGTGCCACGTACCGAAATCAACGCCGTCGAGAGTAACGAAGCGCGAATGAACTTCGAATCGGATATGCAGATTTACCCGATCGCTGATTCATCCGTAACCCCACTGGCGTTCCTGACTGACCTGCCATCAACCAAGTCTGTTGCTGCGAATGCAGCTCTGGATCTGTCGGTGGTCATGCAGGGCGGTTCCGCGCCTTACACGTACGTGTGGAAGAAAGGCGGCACCGCTATCCCGGGCAAAACGGCCTCTACGTTCAACATCCCGTCTGTGGTATCCGGCGATGCAGGCTCTTACACCTGCGAAGTCACCGACGCCGCGGGCAAGACCATCACCTCTGGCGCGTGTGTCGTCACGGTCAACTAACACTCAAGCCCGGTTCGCCGGGCTTTTTTATCAATGAGTACCGCTGGCGAATTTTCTGTATTCGCAGCCTCTGTTTTTTCAAACTGCCTCAAACGCGCACTAGCCCGCGCATTGTATAATCCCAGAGCCTACAGAAAGCTGAGCCTGAGAGATGCTGCTAATAGGTGGCGACCTCTCTGGGGGCGGTTTCTCTGTGCTAGCAGGCTCGCTTTCTATAGGTATAGCGCTATGAACTACCCAACAGTCGTTAACGGCATCGATTTCCGAGACCTGATCTTTGTAGCAAACAACGATCCGGTTACTGATTCTTTTATGGTGGCAAAAGCATTCCGCAAGTTGTCGAAAAACGTAGTCCGCGACATTGAAAGGACTATAGACGCCTGCCCTCCAGAGTTTGATACAAAGCTCAATTTTGAGCTTTGCTATAAAAACAACGAGTTACAGAATGGTAAACCACAGAAGTTTTACCGACTTCGCAAAGATGGGTTAATGCTCCTGGTCATGTCTTACACCAAGAAGGAAGCCATGCGGATCAAAATTGCCTACATCAATGCTTTCAACTGGATGTACGCGATGCTTCAGATTGGGCGGCGTCAGTTTGAGGAGGAGCGAAACGCCGTAATGTTAGAGTTCATGAAGGAGAAGGATGTGGCGAGCATGTCTGGACGCTTGCTTAATCGCTGGGGAAGAGTCAAGAAGCCAGCCTTGCTCGCGAAAATTGAAAGGATCGAACAGCAAGGGCAGATTCGCCTACCTGGATTCGCAGAACAGATTACTGACTAACCAAAGTGCATTTTCGCACGGCATAGATTAGACCCGCTCCAGCGGGTTTCTTTTTTTCTAAGGAACCGAAATGACCAAATTCTCCCTGATCCCAAATCCTACCTTTTCTGTTACCGCCAGCCTTGCCCATCAGTGTGATGGACGTGGCGATCTGCTTCATCTGGCTGGAGGTATATTTACCAGTGTCATTCAGCGTAACCAGCGCATCTGCGGTGGAACTGATGGATGTATTCGTCTTGCCGGCCACCTCTTCAGCAGCCTCATTTAGCTGCTGCATTGAGGCGAAGCCAGCGCCGCCCATCATGATGACCGACCGGGCAACCTGGTCGAACTGTTCAGACGAACTGTATGCCGCAGCAGCCAGCAGACCAACAGTACCGACCAGACCTGCCAGCGCAATAGTGGTTGGGTTAATCATCCCGGCCATGCTGCGGATGTATTCACCGACGCCGGACAGCGCACCCTGCACCGACCCGAACTGGTCTTTAATCTGCCCCCCCTGCTGGAGCAGGATAAGGAACGGGGACTGCCCACCAGCCAACTGCGTGGCGATATCAGTGAACTGTGCAGGAAGCGTGCGCATCGCGGCACTGTACTGACCGACAGATATACCGGCACGACGCGCCGCTGCTTCCTGTCGGGATAGTGCCTCTGGCAGCACGTCAGCCACGCCAGACAAACGCTCCCGCGTCTGGTTGAGGATGCCGTTGAAGTGCTCGAACTGCGCGCCGTTGATGCGGCCTGATTCGAAGTGCGCCACCAGCTGCGCGTGTTGTTCATCCAGTGAGTTAAATGCACGGATCGTCGGG